TCTTCAGTAACTTCAGCAAACATATTTTCTATATTTTCCATGATTTGTCTGGTTACTTCGTCAGAGTTATCAAAGCAAAAGCTTTCGCATGTTACTCTGTTGTCGTAGTCAATACCATAATCAATACTGTAATTGCCAAGATCATCAAAGTCATAGCCTTCAATTGCTTCTTCAATCAACAGATGTAGCTTATCGTGTTGCTGTGGAGTTAGCTTAGGCTTACTTAGATCATCGTGTTGCTTTTTAAGATCTGCTAGCTGCCCAGCATACTTACTAATTTCGATGTTGCTGTCAGAGATCATAGACTCTATAGTTCCGATCTTTACTTGTAATTCTTCTTTTGTCATAATAGTTTAATTTAATTTAATATTCAGTTTTATTATCTGTTAGTAATCGTTTTAAATTTGTGCAAGTTTATCAAACTCTTCACGTTCGTAGTATAATGCGTACAGTTGACTTTTAAGATCTGCTACTTTAGCAACCCAATAGGTTGTATCGCTTACAAACCCATACTCTTGCCAATGCTCGGCTTGCTCTTCAGCGTGTGACAGTAGCTTCTTAAGTACTCTTTCGTTCTTGTATCTAACTACATTATGTGCTTTTCTTCCACTCATGATAGATCATATCTGTGGCCGTTAACAATCACTTGAACTTCAGGAGCAGTTTCTAAAGGCTTACTAAGTTCTTGTCTTATGTAATCTAAAGAACTATCGCTTATTATATTTGTAGTTTTACGATAGTAATTCTTGATAATAAACTTAGCTAAGTATATCAGTCGATCTTCCCACTTTGGTATTAGTATACGTTCTGTGTTAGTATAATCTCCGTAAGACGATGGTACTTGCTCAGTTTTATTTATTTGGTAACAGCTAGATAAGTCTTCACTTATGTTACGCACATAGCCTGTTGAGTATGTAGCAAACTTGATAGGATAGCTAGTGCCAGGATATGCTCTTTGCATTGGTAACTCATATACTGTTGTACCGTTTTTACGTTGGCGCTCTGTTGTGATGTCTTTGATACCTAGTATCTTGAACAGCGTGTGTGCTTCTCTCGCACTTCTGATCTCTGTTGACATGTATTCTATATCTGTACTCATAGTTTTATCTTAAACAAGTGCCATAACCTTTTCGCCTGGACACCTTAGCGATTAGCGCTGCTTGCGCTTGTGATACTATTTGAATCGTGTTACCTGTTTTGTGGTTAGTGATAGGTGCTGACGCTACGCGAGCAACACTTGAACAGCTTACACAGGTTTTGTAGTTGTATTTTACTCTTATTGGGTGTACAACCTCACCGCATTTGCAATATGACATAGTAGTTTGTTTTTTGATTCATATATATTATCTGCAAGTAATTAATTTGATTTGTGTCGGTCGTGTACGAAGATGTCGAAAACCATGTATAGCACTACGACTAACAATGTTACTATAGTCTGTGTCGTCATAAGTCATATCTTTTTATTGCAACGACTAAATACCATAGAGCTATTAATACCCAACACCACTCGAACATATACCGTAGATTATAATTGTTAGTATTGCTATAAATCCTATATACATTATAAGATAGTTTATTGCTACTTTAGTTTTATTGCTCATTGTAAGATGGATTATATTGGCGGAACAACTCTGTTGCCATAGTGCCAAGTTCGTTATTGTTACACTCTTCCATAGTCTCTCTGATTCTTTCATACTCTGCTCTACCGCTCTTATACCAACGGTGGTCGTCACTCATGTTATAGTACCAGTCGTGTCCTTTTAGTAGTAACTCTAGTTTACTTAGTAGTAAGGGTGTTTGTTTTTTATTTAACATCTTCTTGTTTTATTTTAATTAGTATATCGTTTAAGTTTTCTACGTAAGATTGACCTATGATGTAATCTACATTGTCATTCTTGACATCGTAACTCATCCACTCAATCATATCTTCTATTGAGTTAACTGCTTCGATCTTGTCAAAGTCTTTTTGCCTTGCATCTTGACTACCTAGTAGTAGAGATACACTTATAAAAATTGCTATCATATTATCTTGTTGCTAAGCCGCCTAGTATATGGTTAGAGGTTAAACGTGCTTCTTTATCTTTGTTCCAATTGATCTCGTCAGAGTTGATGTAGCAAAAACCTTTGTGGTGGAACTGCTCAGACATTGGTATCTCTTCGTAGTTCTTAGGTAGTTGGTGAAGTTTATGAGGTATAAACTTAGTATTATTAAGAGTAATAATTTTAGTAGAATGGTATTTAATAGAGTTCATAGTAGTTATTATTATTATTATTATTTACAGTTATATTATCTGATAGCAATTAATTTAATTTGTGTTTAGTCTTGAGTATATTTGTTAAGGTATTTAAGGTTTATCTTGTGTACAAGGGATAACAGTATTTCGTTTCTAGTTTCTTGCACTTCTTTTACGAAGGCGTCATTAGATTCTTTGTGTTCACCTATATCAAAGATAACTTCTTCTACAGTGTTTTCAATATCGTTCACTAGATCTTCTAGTAACTCGTTAGTAATAGTTTTGTATGTATACATAGTTATTTATATAAAGTGTTATACAAGTCATCAATTAGATCTTGCTCAGTTTCATTATCTTCTAGTTGGCAATCACATTCAACAAACTCTTGTATCTCTTCGTATACCTGTCGAGCAGACTTGATAGTCATTTGATGGTGAAAGTAATCGAGTGTATGATCGTTCCAGTGAAATGTAGTCATAGTAATTTAGTTTTTAAGTGTATAATATAAGTCATCAGTGATAGTCTCGAAGTATTTATCGAAGTCATCATTAGTATGTAACTTGTACATCGATCTTAGTAGTAATTTAATGATTAGTAGTTTAATAGTATTCATAGTAGTTATTATTATTTGGTTACAGTTATATTATCTGTAAGTGATTAATTTGATTTGTGTAAAGGTAGTATATTCGTTTAGTTGTAGAAAAGAAGAAGGGGATATACCACCTCCTCTCTCTACTTCTAATGATTACTTGATTTCTAAGTGACGAGCGAAGGCAGGTATTACATTAGAGTTTGTGTAATTACCGTACTTAGTAAAACAGTTCATATTGTCAAACTTCTCTTGAAACTCATTGTATATCGAGTCATGATTGTACTTGTAAGTACCTTTAGAAGTTGTCATTGTAATTACGGTGTTCTTACCTATTAAGGATTTACGGATAACGAAGCGCTTAGTAGTTAAAGAATTTGATTTAGACATAGTAGTTTAATTATTAGTAGTTATTATTAATTTGGTTTCAGTTATATTATCTTTACTTGTCTGATTAAATTTGTGTGAGGTGGCGGGTGAAAATGCTATACACGAGAAACGTGCTATACACGCCTTCGGCGTTGCCGCCTCAGTGCGTTGCATTTTGTATTACACTCCCAATTCCATGGTAGTAATATCATAGTATAGTGTATTCATTTCTTCAGGAGTAATATTAAATAATTCAATCATTTCTCCAATATATATTTCTTCAAATTCATCAGAGGTATGATCAATATTAAGGTCAATATAATTTGAGTATTTTATTTTCTCAGTTTCCATTGAATAGAGATTAATGATTTTAAATTCTTTTAATTCTTGATTTTCCATAATTTATTTATTTATTAGTTTTATTATATATATATTATCTTATTAAACTCTTAATGAGTTTGTGCAAACATTACAAGTAAAGCGTAACATCTTCTTGATCCATTAGATCACGTAGTGCGATCTTGTGGCTGAACGCCATATCCTCATCAAAGCCGAACCAGTGGTCGTAACAGTGTTGATGGTGAGTGATCTGATCTTCGATACTAAGAGTATCTGTAATTGTGTCTGGTAAGTATAGGTTGTATATATCTATATGTTGCATGTGAATAGTATTATTGGTTAATAAGGGAGAAGGAAGTAAGTAAAGGCTATTTAGCCTCTACTTGATGTTCACGTGCCCATGTTGGTAAGTTGTTACTGTTAGTGTAGTTACCATACTTGTTGAAACATTCCATAGTTTCTAAGTGTTCTTGATTAGCACTGTACACTGCATCGTGATCGTAACTGTATGTTACATCTTTCTTGTTAGTGAATGTAATGATAGTGTTAGTACCGATTAGTGACTTGCGAATTACGAATCTTTTAGTTGTTAATGTAGTCATAGTAGTTATTATTTAGTTATTAATTAATTATTTATTTATATTATTATTATCGAGTATATTCAAATTAAATTTGTGCAAAACGTAAAAGTTTTTAACAGAACAAGATCGACTTAACTTGCTTTCGATATATATATTATCTAGAGTTCACTAATAGGATTCGTGAAGTGAAGCGGGGCTGGTAAAATAAAAAGCGTTTTTAGTTTGTGCGGGGCGGTGGGGGGGCCCGGGGGGTCTACACTATATATCAACATTTACAACGTCCTATATATTCGGGTACCCTTATATACGAGGTACCTAATACTGTGACACTAGGCTGTTAATTAAAGAAGAGTAATAGGCTATTGTCACACTTTTAACTTATAGCCGTTATCGAGTAATAGTATTAGTATGACTAGACGACGAAGGCTTAATGGTAAAAGGCGATCGCCATTTGCAAAGCAAAACTTATCCCCTGAGGCTTCGGCTGCTAAGGCAGAAAGAGATCTTGCCTATGCTAACGGTCCTTATAAGTCAAAGCGCGCAGAGAATCAAAGAAAAAGACGTGCTGCAATTAAAAACGGTGTTGATCTAACTGATAAAGACTACGATCATACTAAAAGTAAATTCGTATCTGTAAAAGCTAACCGCGGAGGATACGGTAAAGGAGTATAACTATGGCATACATTCAAAAGAACCATCCATTTCCAGTAACTAGCTGCGGTAGACGTAGATCTTTTATGACTACCGATAGTCCTGTAAAGTTAACTGATGCATCGTATGAAAAATCTAATAGAAAAATGCGATCTAAGTACAAGAGTGAAACTGGTAAGACCTTAGGTAGTAGACAGACTTCTGGAACAGGTAGTCGAAGAGTTAGTTTTGCATGTAGGTTTGCTGGAATGAAAGGACCAATGAAAAAGCCAGATGGAACAGATACTAGAAAAGCTATAGCTTTACAAAAATGGGGTTTTGGTAGCGTAGGTGCTGCTAGTAAGTTTTGCAGTAAAAATAAAAAATCATAACATGGCGTTTAAAATGAAATCACCTTTAAAAGCATGCTGGAAATCTTACGTGCAAAAAGGTATGAAAAAGAAAGGTAATAGAACTGTACCTAATTGTGTACCTAGAAAAAAGAAGTAATGTTTAAAAACTTTGATACATCTTCGTTTGAGAAAATGAAACCACCAGGCAACAATACGTTCGATGCCATGCAAGAGATCAAAGATCTTAAAAAAATACCATTGAACAAAAAGTTTGTAAAAGAATACGACAATATTGAAGCTGCTTTTAAAAAAACGGCTGAAGAGCAAGGTTTAGATTATGATGATAAAATAGCTAAAAAGCTTATAGTTAATTCTGCTCCAGTGATATTAAAATTAAAAAAGCATTTTGATAGACCAAGACCCAAAGAGCTTGCTAAAGAAATGAACATTAAAATTAAAGATATAGAGATGGATTCTATGAAAACAGCATCTTATCCGTCTGGACATACGGTACAAGGAATTTTAATTGCAAAAGTATTAGGAGATAAATATCCTAAAGCCAAATCAGCATTTGCAAAAACTGGGGAAAACATATCTTATAGTAGAAACGTTGCAAGAGCTCACTATAAGTCTGATAGTAAGATGGGTGAAAAGCTAGCTAACGCAATGTACAAACATGTTAACAATAAAGAAATATGAAACAGAAACTAAACAAAATAGCTAAAGAGCTAAAAGGTGCCAGCAAAATGCACGCTGGCCAAGCAAAGACTATTGGTAAGCTAGTAAAAAAATCACCTATGCTATTAAAACTGTCTGCAAGTTGTAAGGCCGCGGCTAGAAAAAAGTTTGACGTGTATCCTAGTGCTTATGCAAATATGTGGGCTTCTAAGACACAGAAAAAAGGTAAGTGCTAATGGCAATTAAAAACTCTACCTTTACAGGATCTGCAAATAAAAAGCGCATGGGTGACTTTAAGCACTCTGACGCACCTGATGCTAAAGGTAAGTTTAAAACAATGTCAGCTAGTTCTCTAGCTTCTTGGCTAATAAAGACTCGTAAAAGTAATTTATCTAAAATTATTAGTAGCTTAAACCAGCAAGTGGTTTTCAATAGAAAGAAAAATCCTAGTTATACAGCCAAGATGCGTAAGACTATGGATATAGTTAGAAAACGATTAAGTAAAAATAAAGCATAATGGCGTTTAAAATGACATCACCACTAGCTAAGGTTGCAAAAGTAAAGTCTAAAGGAGGAGGTACTAAAAAAGTATGCTTACCTAAAGCTAAGGTTGCTAGCATGAGTAAAAAGGCAAAACAAAAAGTTATTAATGCTAAAAGAGCTGCAGCGGCAAAAGGTGATTATAAAAGATCACCTAAAAGTAATGTTAAAGGAACTGGAAGTAGAAATTTAAAAGACTGGATTAGTCAAGACTGGGTACAGGTTGCTAACCCAAGTAAAAAGTGTGGTGAGTAAGTAATAGTATTAATAACGTAAAAAAATAGACATGGCATTCAAAATGAAAGCGGGTTCTGAAGGCCCAATGAAGAAAAACTATCCGGCAGCATTTAAAATGAAAGATGGTAAGATGAAGCCCAAGAAAGCGGGTAAACTAGCAAAAGACACTAGAACTGATGCTCAAAAAGCAAAAGATAAAAAAGAATTAGAGCGACAAAATAGAATTCAAGCAAAATTTCAAAAAGACGCAGAGAGAAGTAAAAAAGATAAGCAGTACCAGCTAGAAAGACTAGGTTATTTTCAAGATGATGATGGTAAAATAGTTCGTCCAAAACAATTGCGTAAAACTACTATAAAAAAAGATATTAAGAAAAAATAAAAATAAAATACATTATGGCGTTTAAAATGAAAGCGGGTAAAGAAAGCCCTATGAAAAAAAACTTTGGAATAGGTAAAAACTTGCCAGATGGAAGATCTACTTCTTCTGCGTTTCAAAAACCAAAGGTTTCTTACGCCAAAGCTTTTGAAAACATGGAAAGAGTTCCAGGTAAAACTAGAATGAGCTTTAATAGAAAAAATCCTACTACTGGAGAGTTGTACGCAGATAGTCCTGGAGGATTATCAAAATTTACATCACAAGCTAAAGTTTACAATACAGAAAAGAGTAAGCCTACTTCAAAGACTACTACTCCAGAGCTACCAACAATAAAGCCTAAGTTAACTCCAACAACAAGCAACTTACTAGGAACAATCTCATCAAGTACTAAACCTAAAGCTAAAGATGAGACTAATATTAAGCTGAAGAAAAATAAACTAACTGGTAGAACTAAAGCTAAGACTGTAGAAAAGTTTGATGACAAAGTTATTAAAACAAAAAGCGTTACAGATAGAAAAGGTAACGTAAAGACTAAAACTAAAGAAAGAAAAAGAAGAGCAGGAAAAGGTAAGCAAAAGATCGCTAAAGCACTTACTAAACTTGCTAGCAAACTTATAAAATAAACTTTAAAAAATAAACACAACAGGATATGGCATTTAAAATGAAAAATCTATCTACAATGAAAATGGCTAAAAAAGCAGGTTCACCGATGGATATGGGCGCAAAGCCAATGAAAATGAAAAAAGGCTCTCCAATGGATAAAGCTTTAATAGGTGATCAAAACAACTTACCACCAGAGCTTAAAGCTAAAATCGAAGCTGCGCCAGAATCTCCTAAGAAGATGAAGAAAGCCGCTATGAAGATGAAAAAGAAATAACGGAAACACCGTTAACCACGTTATTAACCTAAAACCAAAATTATGACGTACCTATATTACCAGACCACCTCAACAGGTGGCGAAATGAAAGTCAATGATAAAACCAAAGCAGAGTGGGAGCACTTGGCTAACAAAGAGAACTGGAGGATAACTCAGTTACCTAATGGATTTTATCAAACCGAAGTATCTAACCCAAAGAACGAAGAGTGGCACGATGTTACTCGTCGAGAGACAATGGAAGGAGCTGAGTCAGCAATTGACGGAAGCGTTGACCACTTCTCTAATAAGTTAGAAGCAACCAAAGGACCGAAGGTTGTTAAGACATTCAAGAAGTAAACTAAAACCAAATTTAATTTAATTTAATATAATGGAATTTAACAACCCTAGTCTTCTTATCAAAGACTTAAACTTTGGTGAAGACGCAAAAAGTAAAATAGGTGCAGGTGTAGAAAAACTAGCGAAAGCAGTTAAGTCTACATTAGGAGCATCTGGAAAGTGTGTTATATATGAAGACGCACGAGGAATACCGGTAATCACAAAAGACGGAGTAACCGTTGCAGAAAGCGTAGTCTTATACGACCCGGTTGAAAACTTAGGAGCTACTTTAATTAAAGAGGCTTCTAAAAACACAGTAAGAGAAGCCGGCGACGGCACTACAACAGCGATAGTTCTTGCTGAGTCCTTACTAAACACTATAAATCTTCCTGAATATAAGGATTCCGCTAATCGTGTTCTACGAGAAGGCGTTAAGTCAGGATTAATTAAAATCAACGACTATTTAGATTCAATAAAAATAGATGTAACAGACGACAAGCTGTCTCACGTAGCTTCTATATCGTGTAACAATGATATTGAGCTTGGTTCTATTATAGCTGAAGCTTATAATCAAGTTGGCAAAGATGGTGTAGTATTAATGGAGTCATCGGAAACTGAAGAAACTTACGTAGATGTGGTTGATGGTGTGCAACTAAAAGATTGTGGTCTAACCTCACCTCACTTTGTTACTAATGTAGACAAACAAAAAGCAGAGCTAGAAAATCCATTAGTATTAATATGCATGTCTGAAATACCTAACATACGTAAAATACAAAGCATACTAGAACATGTTATTAAACATAATCGATCTTTGCTTATAGTAGCACCTGTTGCTCAGCAAGTAAAATCGGCGTTGCTTATGAATAAGGTTAAAGGTAACATTAAAATCAATATTATAGATTTACCAGGCTTTGGTCCTACAACTAAAGACACTTGTGAAGACTTATCTATATTGACAGGCGCTACTTTGTTTAACGAAGAGCTTGGTGATGATTTAGACATGATTAAACCAGAAGATTTAGGAGAAGCTGAATATTCATCTACTGATGAAACAGACACTATTATAACTACTGTAGAAGGATATGAACAAGAACTAGAAGATCGTATTGATCAAGTTGCTAAAATGGTTGCAGATGAAAAGAACGGTTATATTAAAAAGAAGCTGGAACAAAGATTGTCTATGCTTTCAGGTTCAGTTGGTGTTATTAAAGTCGGCGCCAATTCTAAAATTGAGCTTAAAGAAAAAAAGGATAGAGTTGAGGATGCGATATATGCAACAAAAGCAGCGTTGAAAGAAGGTATTGTACCTGGTGGTGGAATAGCTTTACTTAACGCGTCTACAATAATTAAGCCAACTAACGATGGTGAAAAGGTTATTCTTGAGTCTATTAAGTCTCCGTTTGAAACTATATTAAAAAACGCTGGGTTTGAGACTATAGGCTATCCAGATAAAGAAGGTTATGGTCTTGACGTAATAACTGGTGACGAAGTTAATATGGTTGACTTTGGGATAATAGATCCTGTGCTAGTAACTAAGTCAGCGCTTAAAAATGCAGTAAGCGTTGTTATGACTATTGTTTCTGCAGATTGTGTAATCTCAAACGCTAGAGCAGATGAAAGCAATTAACCACTACGTAGTAGTAGATAAAATAAAAACTGAGCAAAAGAAAATTGCTGGGTTGATAGTAACAGAAAGGGTTGATGAAGACAACAGGTTTTTTAAAGCTAATGTTATATCAGTAGGAAATTTAGTAGAAGGAATATCAAATGGTGACACAGTTCACTACGATAGACACGCAGGACACGGAATAGAATTTAACGATAAGTTTTATTTTGTTATAAAGGCAAGTGATATTGTACTAGTAGATTAAACACAAACCATAAACTTTAATCCTTATACACAAAATCACAATCAATTAATTATTAATCATTTTAAAACTAAAAAAAAATGGCAAACAAAAATGACACTTATCTGTACTTCATGGAAGAAACAGATGGAGCATTCGATGGAGCAAACGACGCTATGTGTCGTCCTTTATCAACTTTTAGAGGCTTTGGTATCGTTGCTGCAACAACAACATTAGAGTTACACTTTGACAGCATGTTAGGTACAGGAGCAGATATTGCTGCTGTAGACAAAGCTGTATTAACTGTTACTGCTAACACGCAAAAGGCAATTATTAAATCTCTTACAGAGCAATTTAATGCACATCCACATGCGGCTTCTATGTTAGTTGTATCTGACGACTCTAACTCAGTATTTGCTCATCCAGATATTACTGGAGTAGCTATTACAGTAACTGCTGCTGCTTAATCTTGAATGAGATTAACTAGTCACGATTTACGTGAATTACAAATCCTAAAGTATTACAGGCTCACTAGAAAGTGGGCTTGTAAGACTTACGGGTTAACAGATGCCGATCTTGAACTTCTAATATTTTTAGATTGTCAAAAACGGTTTACAAGACAAGATTTTATTGATGGTACTTACACCATGAGCTGGGATAAAACTCGGTGGGACAAGTTAAGAAAGCTAGGCTGGATTGAGGTGTGGAGACACAGGAATAGAACGACTATAAAATACTCAGTGTTTAAAACGTCGTTTAAATGCAGCCAATTAATAAGTAGAATATATAGGATGTTATTAGGCGAAGAAGATATGCCAACATCAGAAAGAAGTGTATTTTACAATAACAAAACATATACTGACAAAGTCTTTAATAAGGCTATTGATGATATGATTAAAGACCCTCAAAGATAAATGACATTTAAACTAGGATCAAGCAAAGGACTACAAGCACAAGGTGGAAATATAAATTCTACCATGAAGTTTAGAAAAGATCAAGATCTTTCTGTACCTGGCGTACCTGTTTATAAAAAGAAGTTAGATGGTGACGTATTGGGAGAGGCAAATATGGATGGAAGCATATACGTTAGTGAAAGCGTAGATCCAAATGATCCTATGATGAAAAGAGTTCTTAATCACGAAATGCAACACGTCACAGCCATGAAGATAGGTAGCGAAACCTACGATGATAATGCTGTTTATTTTAAAGGTGAGGTTTGGCCTAGAGGCGAAGGATACATAACAAATCCACACACTGGGCAAAAGATCAAAGAAGGTGATTCTAGATTGCCTTGGGAATCAAATAAAATACAATGATACAAAACATTTTAGGCGGATTATTTGGTAAAGTACTAGATAATGCAGAAGGAATTTTAGATAAAGTAATAACAACAGATAAAGAGCGTGACGAAGCTAAGTTGGCTATTAAATCTGTAATGTTAGAAGCAGAGCGTGAAGCTTTTGCAAAAGAAGTTGAAGATCGTAAAGATGCACGTGATCTTTATAAAGATGATGCTGTTATTCAAAAAGTATTAGCAACGTTATTTACAGTAGCTTACTTTGGCATTACTTACGTAATGTTTAACTACTTTGTAAACAAGACAATAGATTTAGGTGAATTTGAAATTAGCTTTATATCTACAATATTTGGAGCTATGAGCGCTAAAGTAAATACAATAATCGACTTCTTCTTCGGTGGAAGTTCAAATAAAAACGAACAAACAAAATAAACAAAATGGCAAATAAATTCTTTACAACAACAACAGAGCCGGTAATAACAAGTGGTGCTACTGCTTTCGGGGCAGATGATGCAATGTTTGACTGGACACCTATACAAATTCCAAAAGGATCTTGCGCTCTAGCAAGTATATCTGGATACATAATGGGTAAAAATGGCGATGACCAAGCTACTGGCGGAATTATTGATTTATTTTTTGCTAGAAGCATAGACGGAGTAGCACCTCCAACTATTGGTACTATAAATAGCGCTATATCAAAAGCTAACGCGGTTGCGTTTAGAAGACATCTAATTGGCTATATGTCTTTAGACATGGACGAAAGAACAGACTCAACAGACCCACTTGCGTCGTATAACGCTTTTGGATTAGCTTTTAATTCCACAATAAACAACTCTTATAATCCTATAATCATGGAAGCTGAAGCTGAAGCTAAGGCCAATGGATTTCAAACTATATACGTAGCTGGAGCTTCGCAGGCTGCTTTTGACTTTGGAACAGGAGTTTTATGTGCTGGAGAACACGCTGCAGACGACTTGACTATAGTTATAGATAATGGTAGTGGAGCTGCAAGTATTGCTCTTAACACTCTTGCTGTTGGAGATGAAATAGTAATATCAAACGACACTGCAATTGGAAAAATAACAGCTTTAACTAATGTACTTATAACCGTAGACGCTGCGCCAAACATTCTAGCGGACAACGCTGAAATTGTTCCAAAATTTCCACTAAGATTTAGGTTTGGGTGGCAATATTAAATAACAACTAATCAAATTAAATTAAATTAAATCATGGCAAAAAGAAAAACACCTAAAACTGTTGACTTAAAACCTCAAACAGACAGAATCACAGAAGAACAGCTAAAGTCTTTACAAGGACTAGTCAAAGCTATTAATACTGCACAAGCAGATATTGGTGCTATTGAAGCTAGAAAGCACAACTTATTGCATCAAGTTTTTGAAATACAAGGTATGTTGGCTAAGCTTCAAGAGGAGTTTAAAGAACAGTATGGAACTGGAGACATTAACATTCAAGATGGATCTATTAGAAAACAGAAAGATGAGCAAGCTGATTCGTAAAATTACCATTGGCAAGGATTATAAGATTGACGCAATGCACTACTCTGTTGGACAGGAAGTGTATGGTGGTCATACTATTTGTGATATTATAGAAGAAGAAGATAAGTTCTCTATATATATTAAAAAGAAAAACAATATACTACCTTGGAAGGACTTCAATAAAAATATGGCTGTTTCCGTAGAGTACAACTTAGAATATTAATGCGAAGTGTCTACGGTTTTGTAATAAAGCCTAAAGGTGAAAGATACAAGAACACTTCTAAGGTTGGAGACAAAGAGCTAATAACTAACACTGAAGTTTATAGCTATCAACATGTTAACAAAGAAGCAATAATTGTATCTTGCCCTATGGTAGGTAGTGATCTAGATTTATTACCCGGTGATACCGTTATCGTACATCATAATGTATTTAGAAGATGGCACGACGTTAAGGGTAGAGAAAGAAACAGCAATAACTTTTTCAACGAGGAAACATACGTTATACACGCCGACCAAATGTTTTTAAAGAAAAGCAATAACAAGTGGGAGTGCTTCAAAGGTTATTGTTTTATTAATCCTATAAAAGAAACAGACGCTTACAGCACAGAGCTAGAAAAACCTAACGTTGGTGTAGTAAAGTATTCTGATGGGACAGTTAACACTGGGGACGTTATTGGTTATAGACCAAAGACAAATAGTGAGTTTGTTTTTGAAGGAAAAAGGCTATACAGAGTTTTATCAAATCTTATTACAATTAAATATGAATATCAAGGAGACGAAGAAGAGTATAATCCAAGCTGGACATAGAGCAGTTGAAGAGCTCATTAAAGTTGCTAAAGAAGCTATTGTTGATGGTGATGATGACATTACTGCCGATAGACTTAAGAACGCTGCTGCTACAAAAAAGCTCGCTATCTTCGATGCCTTTGAGATACTTGATCGTATACAAGAAGAAGAAGCTTTACTCGAGGGTAAGGTTACTGAAGAGAAGAAAGAGAAGGTTTTTAAAGGCTTTGCCGAAGGTAGATCTAAGTAATGTACAGACAAACTTTATACGAAATAATAGAGCCAATAAAAAAGACTACAATAAGTAGGCTTAACAAAGGTAAGAAGTGGAAGCAAGGCTATAACAAGGAGCATGATGTTGTTGTACTTAGTGACACTGGCCAAATAGGTGAAATATATAACATCCAGGGATTGCACATAGCCTTACCTAAGCCTCCTAAAAATGTGTATAGCAACAAAGATAAAAAGTGGAAACAACTTGAAAAGCCTGAGATACTTAAGAAGATTAAAACAATATTTGACTGGAGGGCATACCCAGAAGATCAAAAAGAACAATGGCACGAGTACATCGACGGAGAGTTCGACAAGCGCAACGGTGGTTTTTGGTTTAATAATAATGGAACGACTACGTACATAACAGGTACACACTATATGTATTTACAGTGGAGCAAGATTGACGTTGGCGCACCAAACTTTAGAGAGGCAAATAGATTGTTTTTTATATTTTGGGAAGCGTGCAAGGTAGATAAGAGGTGTTATGGCATGTGTTACTTAAAAAATAGACGTTCTGGTTTTTCTTTCATGAGCTCTGCGGAGACCGTTAACTTAGCTACCATTTCAAGTGACTCTAGATACGGTATACTGTCTAAGAGTGGTGCTGATGCTAAGAAGATGTTTACTGATAAAGTTGTACCTATATCAATAAACTATCCTTTCTTTTTCAAACCAGTTCAAGACGGTATGGACAGACCAAAGTCTGAGCTAGCATATCGTGTTCCAGCGAGTAAGTTTACTCGTAAGAAAATAGAAACTAACGAGAAGCTAGAAGAGATAAAAGGTCTTGACACTACAATTGACTGGAAGAACACAGGTGACAACAGTTATGATGGCGAAAAGCTTTCGCTACTAGTGCATGATGAGAGTGGTAAATGGGAACGACCAGACAACATACTTAATAACTGGCGAGTTACAAAAACTTGTTTAAGATTAGGTAGTAGAATTATTGGAAAATGCATGATGGGATCAACGTCAAATGCTTTAGATAAAGGTGGTGATAATTTTAAGAAACTGTACAACGACAGCGATGTCAAAAAAAGAAATAGAAATGGTCAAACAAAATCTGGTTTATATTCTTTGTTTGTGCCAATGGAATGGAACTTTGAAGGATTTATTGATGAGCATGGACAGCCCGTGTTCAATACTCCAGAACGAGATGTTTGTGGACCAGACGGTGAACTAATAGACGTAGGTGTAATAAATCATTGGGAAAACGAGGTCGATGGTTTAAGAGATGATCAAGATGCTTTAAACGAGTTTTATCGTCAGTTTCCAAGAACAGAAGAACACGCGTTTAGAGATGAAACAAAAAATAGTATATTTAACTTAGTTAAGATATACGAACAAATAGATTATAATGAAGGTATTGGAAGCTCAGCGTCGGTAACAACAGGTAGCTTTCAGTGGGTTAACGGAATAAAAGACTCACAAGTTGTTTTTACTCCAAATCCTAGCGGTAGGTTTAAAATAAGTTGGGTTCCGCCTGCTAGACTTCAGAATAATGTAATAAATAAAAATGGAATTAAGTATCCTGGAAATGAACACATGGGTGCTTTTGGTTGTGACAGCTACGACATTAGTGGAACAGTTGATGGTAGAGGTTCTAATGGAGCTTTACATGGATTAACTAAGTTTTCAATGGAAGATGCGCCAGCAAACCATTTTTTTTTAGAATATGTTGCCAGACCACAAACCGCTGAAATGTTTTTTGAAGACGTGTTAATGTCATTAATATTTTATGGTATGCCACTGCTTGCAGAGAACAACAAGCCTAGATTACTTTACTATTTAAAACGTAGAGGATATAGAGGTTTCAGTATGAACAGACCTGACAAAGTTTGGAATAAGTTATCTGTTGCAGAAAAAGAAGTTGGTGGAATACCAAACTCTAGTGAAGATATTAAGCAAGCTCACGCTGCTGCAATTGAAATGTATATCAACGATCACGTTGGAGTAAAAAGCGACGGATCTTATGGTAGTGTATATTTTAATGAAACACTTAACGACTGGGCAAAGTTTAATATAAACAAAAGAACAAAGCACGATGCTTCTATAAGCTCTGGGCTAGCTGTTATGGCTTGCAATAGAAACTTGTACAAGCCAACCGCTGATAGAATAATACAACCTTTGAACTTAACTGTTTCAAAATATAGTAACGATGGATTTTCATCTAAAATAATAAATAATGGCTTATAATACAGGTGTAGTTAGTAATTATTTTCCAAGTCAAGCTGTAAGTGATCTTGAAAAGATTAGTTTTGATTATGGTTTAAAAGTAGCTAAAGCTATAGAAGCTGAGTGGTATGGCACTTCAAACGGAGATGCTAGAACAAGAAACCAGGGCAGAACAAATAGGTATAGTGGTAATCAAAGTGACTTTCACAAGCTTAGACTATACGCTAGAGGTGAGCAATCAATAGAAAAATACAAAGATGAACTTTCGATCAACGGTGATTTATCTTATCTAAACTTAGATTGGAAACCAGTACCTATTATTCCCAAGTTTGTTGATATTGTAGTAAATGGTATTGCAGAAAGAACTTACGATGTAAAAGCTTACTCTCAAGATCCTAATGGTGTTCAGAAGAGAACAGAATACATGGAGTCTATTTTAGCTGATATGAGATCTAAAGAGCTAAATGATTTTGCTAAAAATGAATTAGGCGTAAATCTATACAACAACGATCCAGCTAGTCTACCTGGCGATGAAGAAGAATTAGCTCTTCACATGCAGTTAACATATAAGCAAGCTATTGAGCTGGCAGAAGAACAAGCTTTAAATGTTTTACTAGAAGGAAATAAATACGAAAACACTAAGAAAAGATTTTACTACGATTTAGCTGTGCTAGGTATTGGTGCAGTAAAAACTAACTTCAACACATCAGAAGGAGTTACTATTGATTACGTTGATCCAGCTGATTTAGTTTATTCCCACACAGACTCTCCTTATTTTGAAGATATATATTATGTTGGTGAAGTAAAAAGCATACCAATTAATGAGTTAGTAAAGCAATTCCCACATTTGGATCAAGAAGAAATTGAAGAAATAGCTTCTAAAAGCGGAGGACATAGAGCTGCTTTTGAGTCTTACAAAGAGCAAGATAACAATACGGTTCAGATACTATACTTTAACTTTAAAACATATATGAATGATGTTTACAAGGTTAAAGAAACTAGCACTGGTGGTGAAAAAGCAATACCAAAAGACGACAGTTTTAATCCGCCTGAGAATATGGAAGGTGGTTTTCAAAAAATGCAAAAGTCTATCGAGTGTCTTTACGAAGGAGCTTACATAATTGGGTGTGATAAGCTTATACAGTGGGAAATGTCTAAGAATATGATGAGACCTAAAAGTGATTACACTAAGGTTAAAATGAATTATTCTATCGTAGCGCCTAGAATATACAAAGGTAAAGTTGAGTCTTTAGTTAGTCGTATTACTGGTTTTGCAGATATGATACAATTGACTCACTTAAAAATACAGCAGGTTATGTCTAGGATGGTTCCAGATGGAGTTTATCTTGACGCTGATGGTTTAGCTGAAGTTGACTTAGGTAATGGAACAAACTATAATCCTCAAGAAGCTTTAAACATGTTCTTTCAAACAGGTTCTGTTATTGGTAGATCTATGACGGCCGACGGAGACATGAATCCTGGTAGAATACCAATACAAGAAATAACAAGTGGTAGTGGAGGCGGTAAACTTCAAAGCTTGATAGCTAACTACAACTACTATTTACAGATGATACGTGATACGACTGGTCTAAATGAAGCTAGAGATGGTAGTATGCCAGATAAAAACGCTTTAGTAGGAGTTCAAAAGCTAGCAGCTGCAAATAGCAACACTGCCACAAGACATATATTACAAGCTGGATTATTTTTAACAGCTGAAACTTGCGAAGCTTTGTCTCTTAGAATATCTGACGTAATAGAGTACTCTCCAACTAAAGATGCTTTCATACAAGCTATAGGTGCTCATAACGTTGCCACTTTAGAAGAAATGTCTGAGCTACACTTATATGACTTTGGTATTTTTATAGATCTAGCTCCTGATGAAGAGCAAAAAGCTATACTAGAAAACAATATACAAGTAGCCTTGTCTCAACAAAACATAGACTTAGAAGACGCTATTGATCTTAGAGAAATAAAAAATATTAAGCTAGCTAATCAAATGTTAAAGATTAGAAGAGCTAAGAAGTTGAATAGAGACCAAGCAATGCAACAACAGAATATTCAAGCGCAAGCACAAGCTAACGCACAGGCACAACAAGTTGCCGCACAAGCAGAAGTTCAAAAAACGCAAGCTATAACTCAAATGAATGCACAGCTAGAGCAAACAAAGTCTCAACTTAGAATGCAAGAGAACCAAGCTGACGCTGTTCTTAAAAAATCTTTAATGGAGTTAGAATTTCAAATGAACATGCAGCTTAAGCAAATGGAAACTGACATACTTAATTCCAGAGAAGAATCTAAAGAAAATAGAAAAGACGAAAGAACCAAAATACAAGCTTCACAGCAAAGTGAGCTTATAGACCAAAGAAAGCAAGGTACACCACCTAAAAAGTTTGAATCAGCAGGTAATGATATACTTGGTGGATTTAACCTAGGTGGTTTTGAGCCTAGATAATTACTAATTTATATTTTATATTATGGAAGAAAATGAAAAAGTAGCTGAAGAAGTTACGCAAGAAACACAAGACACTCAAGAGGTACAAGAAATTGAAAAGCCGATTGTTGATGATTCTAAGTTTGAGTCTGCCGGAGACGATTCGGTAATCAAAATAGATATGTCAACCCCTGTTGTTGAACAAGAACAAGTTGATGAAGTTGAAGACAACGCTGAAGAGCCTGTTGTTGAAGTAGTAGAAGAACAACCAGAGCTTGAAGTTGAACCAGAAGTAGAAGTATCTGAAAGTGCTTTAGAAGAAGTCACTGAAGAAGAGATAGCAGAAACAGAAATTGCTGTTGAAGAAGCTATAGCAGAATCTGAAGCTACAGGAAAAGCATTGCCAGAAAACGTTCAAAAGTTAGTTGACTTTATGGATGAGACTGGTGGAACGTTAGAAGACTATGTTAATCTTAATAAAGATTATTCTGAGCTAGACAACATGACTGCTTTAACAGAGTATTATAAAAAAACAAAACCGCATTTAGATGCAGAAGAAATAGAGTTTCTAATTGAAGACTCGTTTAACTATGATGAAGAGCTAGACGAAGAAAGAGATGTTAGAAGAAAAAAACTAGCGCTTAAAGAGCAAGTTGCCAGCGCGAAGGCCTACTTAGACGGGCAAAAGTCTAAATATTACGAAGAAGTGAAAGCTGGGTCAAGGTTAACGCCTGAAGCTCAAAAAGCTATGAACTTCTTTAACCGATATAACAAGGAATCGGAGCAGAATGAAAAAGTAGCATCAGAAGCTAAACTTAAGTTTAACAATAAAACCGATCAGGTTTTTAATGACAAATTCAAAGGTTTTGAATACAACGTCGGAGACAAAAAGTATAGGTTCAATGTAAAAAACGCTAAAGAGGTTAAGAGTACTCAAAGCGACATTAACAATTTTGTCAAAAAGTTTTTGGCAGAGGATAACACAATGTCAGACGCTAAGGGTTATCACAAATCTTTATTTACAGCGATGAACGCAGATACTATTGCACAACACTTTTATGAACAAGGCAAGGCTGACGCTGTCAAGGACAGTATTAGCAAGGCAAAAAACGTTAACATGGCCCCACGACAAACTCACAAGACGTTTGAAGGTGGTGGTATGAAAGTAAAAGTTTTAGGCGAAAATTCTTCTGATTTTAAGTTTAAGATTAAAAAACGATAATTTTAACAATTTAAAACAAATTAATCATGGCATTAACTCCAGGAACTAATTTGAATAGCGTACCAACTGCTCAAAAGCAAACGTTATCTTCAAATTACTTAGATTTTACAGGCGGCACGGACACAACGTGGGCGCAACAATATTTACCAGACCTTATGGAACAAGAGGCTGAAGTGTTCGGAAACAGAACAATTTCAGGTTTCTTATCTCAAGTAGGGGCTGAAGAAGCTATGACTTCTGACCAAGTTGTTTGGTCTGAGCAGTCTAGATTACACATAGCTTTAAAAGGAACAGTTATTACAGCTGGTTCTACTAACGGTACTTTTACAGTTATATCTGACATTGACGGAAACATTTCTGGTGACGGATTTACTGTTGCTGATCACGGTGTTAGAACTAACGACGTTGTACTTATTGCTTCTGCTGGTATCGTTACACAATGTTTAGTTGTTGACGCTGACACAGCTGTTATTCAAGTTGAACCTTATGACAAAGCTGACTTAACTGGTCACGCTACTGGCGCAAGCGCTTCTACTTTATTAGTTATTGGCTCTGAATTTGCTAAAGGTACATCTTACAACGATGGAAACTTTGCTGCATCTACTTCAAGAACTGCTAACGAGCCAACTTTCAAGTCTTTCTCTAATAAGCCGATTATTATGAAAGATTACTACGAAGTATCAGGATCTGATGCATCTCGTATTGGTTGGGTTGAAGTTTCAGGTGAAGCTGGACAAAACGGTTACTTATGGTACTTAAAAGCTGAAGCTGATACAAGATCACGTTTCACTGACTATTTAGAAATGGCAATGCTTGAAAGCGTTAAAGGTTCTAACTCAACTGTTGTTGATGCTAGTTTAGGTGCTCCTAGTGATGCTTCTGTTGGTACTGAAGGTTTATTTGCTGCTATCGAAGATAGAGGTAATGTAACTTCTGGTGTTACTGGTATTAACGCTACTACTGATTTAGCTGAGTTTGACGCTATTTTAGCAGAGTTTGACAACCAAGGTGCTATTGAAGAAAACATGATGTTCGTAAACAGAGCTACTAGCTTAGCAATGGATGACATGCTAGCTTCTATGAATTCTTACGGTGCTGGTGGTACTTCTTACGGAGTATTCGACAACTCTGAAGACATGGCATTAAACTTAGGTTTTTCTGGATTCCGTAGAGGATCTTACGACTTCTACAAGTCTGACATGAAATACCTAAACGACAAAGGAACTAGAGGCGGTATCAACTCTGCTGCTACTTCTGCTGCAATTAGAGGGGTGATTGTACCTGCTGGTGTATCTTCTGTATATGACCAAATGTTAGGGAAAAACATGAAGCGTCCGTTCTTACACGTACGTTACCGTGCTTCTCAAACTGACGACCGAAGAATGAAAACTTGGGTTACTGGTTCTGTTGGAGCTGCTACATCTGCTTTAGATGCAATGCAAATCCACTTTTTAACAGAAAGATGTTTAGTTACTCAAGGTGCTAACAACTTTATGTTAATGAAGTAGAAATACTTTTTTTAAGCTACCCTGCCTTCGGGTGGGGTAGTTTTTTTATTAATTATTATTATATTATATCATGGCTAAAAAGCAAACAACAAAGGCTAATGTAGCGCCTGAAATGAAAGCTACAAATGAAATGCAACAAGTTATTATTGAAACAGCAGTTGCAGAAAAAAAAGTAGAAACTCCTAAGAACGATTGGGAGATCAAAGATAGATTGTACTATTTAAAAGGCAATAAAAAGCCTTTATCAAGGATGATCAGATCTGCTAATATATTTTTCTTTGACGAAAGCAAAGGTTTTGAAAGAGAGTTAAAGTATTGTGAAAACCAAAGAACAGTTTTTGTTGATGAAATGAAAGGTGATCAAAGATTATCTCACATCATATTTAGAAACGGAGCTTTGTTTGTACCAAAAGAAAAAACGGTATTACAAAAGTTTTTATCTTTACATCACCCAGATAGAGATGTAATGTACTTTGAAAACAAGCCTGCTGAAGTTGCGGCTGATCAATTAGATTACATTGAAATGGAAATTGAAGCGTTAATGATAGCTAGAGATTTAGATATTGATCTAGCTGAAGCTGTTATGCGCGTAGAGATTGGATCTAGGGTATCAGAGATGAGTTCTAAGGAATTAAAAAGAGATTTACTATTATACGCTAAAAGAAATCCTGGTTTATTCTTAGAATTAGTAAATGATGAAAATGTATCTTTAAGAAATACAGGTATTAAAGCTACTGAAATGGGTATATTAAAGTTATCTAGCGATCAAAGAACTTTTACATGGGGTTCTAACGATAGAAAACTAATGAACGTACCTTTTGACGAGCATCCTTATTCAGCTTTAGCATCTTGGTTTAAAACTGACGAAGGCATGGAGGTTTTCTCCAGTATTGAAAAGCGCTTAAACGCGTAACTATCCTATGGTAGAGCAGCCACTCTTCGGGGTGGTTGCTTAACTATAAAAAAAAGACATAATGGCAGTAGATGTAAATAAAGTTTATCAAAGAGTTTTGGCTATCGCCAACAAAGAACAAAGAGGTTACATTACTCCTCAAGAATTCAACATACTAGCTAATCAAGCACAGCTAGATATATTTGACCAGTATTTTTATGATCTTGGACAGTTTTTAAGAGTACACGGAAACAACACTACGTTTGCGGATGCTGTAGAAATGTTAAAAGAAAAAATAAGTACTTTTGAAAAATACAATACTACAGTAGGATCTGGCGTTACTCTACCTACAGATCTTTATAGGCTAAACTGCGTTAGATTTAACAGTGTTGAAGCCGAGCTTATTTCTCTTAAAGATTTTTACAGAATACAAAACAGCTATTTACTATCACCAAGAGACGAATATCCAATTTACATAAGGACAGAGGGCTCAATAAAAGTATACGGCCACACGTCAGCAACTAATCATGCTTTGTCGCAAAAAGTATCTAACGTAGCATGTGACTATATAAAGAAGCCAAGCTTAGTAAACTGGACTTATAACGTTGTTTTAAGCAACGCAATATACAACTCTAGTGCAAGTGATGTTCAACATTTCGAAGTTCACGAATCAGAAGAGTCTAATTTAGTGTATACTATTTTGAAGTTTGCTGGCATGGCTATTAAAGATCCTTCAGTATATCAGTATGGTGCTGGTGAAGAAATAAAAGATATACAACAAGAAAAACAATAATATATGGCTCAAATATCACAAACACAAGCGGGCTACTATGGCGCTTCAAGTGGTCATGGGGCTTATCAATTCACTTCACTTAGAGACATTATAAATGCGTTTCTTGTAATATACGTTGGAGAAGATAAGCTAATAAGTAAAATTAGCAAAACCGACGTTAGATTTCACGCTCAAAGAGCTTTGCAAGAATTAAGCTTTGACACTTTAAAATCAGTAAAGTCCTTAGAAATAGAAGTTCCATCAACATTACAAATGTCGCTTCCTCAAGATTACGTTAACTACGTTAAAATTACTAGAACAGACAGTAGTGGTATAGAAAGAGTTTTGTATCCAGCTATAAATACCAGTAATCCAACCGCACCTTTGCAAACAGGTTCAATTGGAGATGAGGGCTTTATTGATGCTAACGCCGATGGTGCTATTGACCTACAATCAGAGTCTGATACTTGGACTGCGTTTAAAGGACAAACTGGTTCAAACGTTGGCGAAGACGCCTATAACTTTGATACTGATTTATTTGACTTATTTTTAGGTCAAAGATATGGTATAAATCCTGCTAACGCGCAGATAAACGGAACGTTTTACATTGACGAATTAAATGGAAAAATACACTTTGGTTCTTCTATAGCTGGTAAAACAGTGACTGTTAAATACATAAGCGACAGTTTAGGTACGGATGCAGAGTCTAGAGTTCACAAGTTTGCTGAAGAAGCAATGTACAAGTGTATAGCATACGCTGTTGTAGCTAATAGAGCTAACATGCCTGAGTATGTTGTTCAAAGGCTTAGAAAAGAAAAGAAAGCAGCTACAAGACAAGCTAAGCTTAGATTATCAAACATTAAGTTAGAAGAAATATCTCAAATACTAAGAGGTAAGTCTAAACAAATTAAACACTAGTAAATGGCTGAGATTAAAAGAACTTTTCTCAAAAGCAAGATGAACAAAGATCTCGACGAGAGATTAGTTCCTAGCGGAGAATATAGAGATGCTTTAAACATAGAGGTAACTACCTCAGAAGGAGCTAACGTTGGATCTGTTCAAAACTTAAAGGGTAACATTAATACTACGGTTGTAGATCATAATGGATTTTCTTTAATATCCGGCAGTAGAGCATTGAGCTCTAACGCTACTACTATTGGCGTGCACGCTGACGATTCTACCAAAGCTATTTACAATTTTATCCACCTAGCTCAAGATCTCGTTGCTAATGGTATATACGTGGGTGGCACTAGGTTTACTGGAGTTAAGTCAGACTGTATTACCGAATTTAAACCTTACTTAAATCAAGACGGTGGAGGAACAAGGCCTATTGTAGTTGACGTTTTTGAAGCTAGATCAGCAGCTACACCTTTCGTAGCAGGAGATAACGACAGAATAATAAGTGGATTAGAAACAGTTTTTACAGATTCTAGTGTTCAGGGTAGTAGCAGTGTTCCAGCTGGTATAAGAGTTGGGATGAGAGTTAGAAAAGTTAACCTTGACGGAGCTGCAGTAGACTCTGATAACACTAAAATATACGTAAAGAAAATACTAGGCTCTGACGAAGCAAACGGAAAAATAGAAGTTACTGGTGGAGTATTTATTCCTTACAACCAAGTAGATCTTGACACTGGAGTTGTTTTTAAGTTTACAGCAGAAAGAGTTTTAAATTTTGAAGCTGGCGTTAACAAAATAGAAGAAAATACAGATGGAACTCCTTCTACTAAAACTCCTGAAGATAAGATCATATCATCGATAAATCTTGTTGACGATATACTTTACTACACGGACAACAGAACAGAACCAAAAAGAATATCTCTTACTAGATTCAGAGAAAAACTTAGTTTTATATACAAGCACTCTTCGCACATCTGGAAAGACGTTAGCGGAACTTTCGTAAAAACACCGCTAGAAGAGTCTTTAATAACGGTAATAAGAAAAAATCCTTTAACTCCACCTGTTGTAGAAACTATAACAACCACGAGGCAGCCTATTGCTATTAGGGTTAACAATGCGGATGACTATGGAGATTTTGGAAATATTGTAACACAAGACGAACAAGGATCAGCGACAGCTTTTAACTATTCAGAAGCTACTACCTCTCTGGTTTTGCTACTCGATGATGAATCACCTACTGGTGTCAGCCCTTTTTCTTTTACTACGGCAGAAAACGAGGTTTTTTTACCTGACGGTAGTAATATGCCTAACGGTAACAACCTACTAGCTTTATCTGCTTCAACAGAAAGAGTAAACTGGAGAACTGGTGATGTTCTTCAACTAACTGGAAATATTACAAACTCAACTGCGCTAGTACAAATCCATCTTTCGCACGCAAATGGAGTTGTAGACGGAGATCCTACCCAAAACTTATTTACAACGTTTAGAGTAAAGTTAATTTCTACGTCGCAAGAATACACTGGCACCGAACCAGATGAGTCTTGGTTAGCAGAAATACATGATAGAGATAAAGTGTATGAGGATGACTTTGTTTGCTTTGCCTATAGATATAAATATGTTGACGGTGAATATTCTGCAATATCACCATACTCTAACGTAGCTTTTAAAGCTGGTTTTTACTCTTATAATCCAATAAAAGGATTTAATGGTGGTATGGTTAACAGGGCAAAAAGTATAAAAGTATCTGATTTTATACCTCCTCACACACCTAGAGACGTTGAAAAAGTTCAACTTTTATTTAAGAAAACAAACTCAGCACTAGTCAACGTTATTAGAACTTACGAAAGAAATTCTTTTGACTGGAATATTCAAGGAACTATTGGTAGTAATTACAAAGGGGCGTTAGAAATAAGCTCAGAAGTATTTGGAGCGGCGCTTGGTGAAGATCAATCACTTAGGATATTTGACAATGTTCCAGTAAAAGCTAGATCTCAAGAGTTTAGCTCTAGTAGACTACTATATGGAAACTACCACGAAAACTATAACGTACAAGATGAATCTTTTACTAACATAGATCCTAGGATTAATTCTGGATTTGAATCTTTGTTTACTGACTTTACCGCTAGTTTTGAAAGTAGTTCAAATATGAGTTCTACGCAGCCAAGCGTTGCGCCAGAGGGTAATGATCTGGACTCTGACTTAATGTATCAAATTAGTACTGACTTAACTCCAGGCATCCCTGGCGGTCTTCAGAGTATGACGCCTAACTTCAATCCTCAAGATTTTACAATTAACTATGCAGAAGGAACTAACGACACGGTATCGAATCCTTTTGGTGGTCTTCCAGCAACTATAGAAGTTGATCCTTCAAATGCCTACTCTAATGTAATACCTGGCTCAAACTTAGTTTCTTTAGGGTGGCGTTGTTCAGAAGGGCCTTACTATGAGGCTTCGGTGTCTGGAAGTTACACTTTTAAAGCTAGCGTTGACGTAAAGTTTATGTATGCACAGTTTACAGCGCTTGCTGACAAACCAGCTAGCCATAAAGGATTATTTTTTGGGCTGGCAAGAACAACCAGCAGCGGCGAATGGCTAGATCATGAAAACCTACACGGCGATAACGGCGATTATAACTCTGTTACTATAAACGAAGCCAACCCAAATATACTGCATATTGAAGCTGTAAGCGGTAACAATTTAAACACAACAGTAAATTTTTTCAACAACGGAGCAGGACCATTTCAAAGTTTTTCTTTTGAAAAAACAGTATATCTAAACGCTGGAGAAAAAGTTGCAGCTGGATTCATAGGCTCGCACAAAATACTAAGTCTTACTAACGATGCTTACTATAATACACTTTCTGGCGCAGCGTTTGATGGTATTGCTGGTAACTTTCTTAGCTTGCCAATATTGAACAACTCTTACTTTGCAGTAACAAGTTCTCCTGGTGAAGTAGACACTTTTATTGGCGCACAAGCTAAAAGTTCTGTAAAGTCTGATAGAGAATACCAGGTTGGTGTAGTTTATTCAGATGAGTACGGTAGAGAATCTTCTGTACTAATAGGAAATAGCAAAGGTTTAAAAATTACCAAAGAATCTAGCAATACTCAAAACAGAATTTTTGCTAAAATACAAAACAAAGCGCCTTATTGGGCTAAGCATTACAAGTTTTATTTAAAAGAAATAGCTGAAGAGTACCACAATATTGTTCTTTACAAAGCATACAGCACAGGTGGTTTAAATGATGATAACGATGCTGATGGAAACATAAACTTTGTCTGGCTAGCTTTTAACTCTGCTGATGTAAATAAAGTTTCTAAAGGAAGTTATTTAATACACAAGAAACAACACGGTAATACAACTGCTGTTTTAGATCCTAGCGCTAAGTATAGAGTGCTAGATATTATTGGTAACGCTACTATTGATGAAGAAGAAATAAGTGTTGGTGGTTTAGACTTAGATGCTTTAGGTGCTACTTTTGATGACGTAAATGGAAAGTTTTTTGTAAAAATAGAGACAGACAATAACTTTGTGTTGAATATAGGTGACGGAGAATCTATTACAAATGATGAAAACGTAAGCAGTGGCGCTGTGTTTGAGGTTGTAAAAACTACACCCGTAGACATAGACTTGTTTTATGAAGTAAGCCAAGCTTTTCCAATTTACTTAGACAAGAACAATGCTAGCACGATTATAAAGGCTGGTGATGTAATTACTCTTGAAGAAGGCTGGAGTCAAAACGAATTCAACAACTGGAGTTTACAAAACCTAGCCGTTGTTGCTGGCGAACAATCTGCTTACTCTTTAGGTCAAAGCAACGTGCAATTCAATGAATCTGGCTCTGTTATTGTTACTCTTCAAGAAAACTTTAATTACGCTCTTAACGCTGGATCTGACGCTAATAAAACACTTAGATTTACTAGACCAGATGGTAGCTACTACATACTAGCTGCCACAGGTCTTAACTTAGCTGGGAATACTATAAGAATATATCCTTTTACTCACAAGACTTCTCAGTCTAACTTTTCTAGTAAACATTTGTTAAACTTTTTTAATTGTTTTACTTTTGGAAACGGAGTAGAATCTGATAGAGTTAGAGACGACTTTAACGCCAACGTAATATATCCTTATACTAGTGTTGGTAAAGCAAGTGGATTCAAAGCCTCTCTACCTGATGATGATTACAAAAGAAATCACAAGAAAAACGATATAATATTTTCTCAAATAAAAAACGAAGTTGGTGGTTTGAATAGAACTAACGAGTTTTTAATGGCAGAAAACATTGTAAAAAGACTAAGCTCAGAGTACGGTAGTATACAAAAGTTGTTTACTAGAAACACAGACGTAATTGCTTTCTGTGAAGGTAAAGTCTTAAAAATACTAGCAAACAAAGATGCTTTGTTTAACGCTGACGGAAACTCTCAATTATTGTCTTCAACAAATGTTTTAGGTCAAGCAGTACCTTTTACGGCTGACTATGGCATATCTAAAAACCCAGAATCATTTGCGGTAGACGAGTTTAGATCATACTTTGTCGATAAAGACAGAGGAGCAGTACTAAGGCTTTCTAGAGACGGTATAAGCGCTATATCAGACTTTGGTATGAAGGACTTTTTTAGAGACAATTTAAAAGACTCTGTAGTTTGCATTGGTAGTTATGACAGAAGAAAAGAAGAGTATAATCTAACGATACACACATACGACTCTCCTAATCCTTCTAACAAAAACGTATACACACTATCATACAGTGAAAGCGCTAAAGGATGGATAAGCTTTAAGTCTTGGATAAAAGAGTCTGGAGTTTCTTTAAGCAATGATTACTACACTTTTAAAAATAGCAAGATGCACCTGCATCATGTTAATAGCAAGTTTCACAATAATTTTTATGGAACACAGCAAAAGTCTACTATAACGCCTATATTCAACGATTCTAGTGGTACAGTAAAGCACTTTGACACTGTTAGCTACGAAGGAACTCAAAGCAAGGTTATTAAGTTTACAAATGAAGTTGTTGACGGCGTTACTTATAACGATGGAGAATATTATAATGCTGTTGCCAAAAACGGATGGCACATAGAATCTATAGTAACAGACTTACAGGAAGGTTATATAGACGAGTTTATTGACAAAGAAAACAAATGGTTTAATTATATAAAAGGAATATCTACTTCTCACACAAACCTTGCTGACGGAGATGTTACGAGCAACTTAGACTTTAACGAAATAAACATGCAAGGTATAGGTGACCTAAGTGCCAATGCAACGTCTAACGTTGGTGGTTTTAGCGAAGGGCACGATATTAACGTAAGTGTATCAAACTCCGACAACGCACAATGGTCTTCTGCCGGCTATGAGATTTACAATCAGTCTTCATACCCAGGAACAGCAACATTTGTTATAATTCCAAATGCTGGATACGCGGTTGGAGCTGCAAACTTCAGCATTACCAACAGCTTACCCATTTGGATTACTAGTGTTTCTTTCTCTGATTCTACTATTGCAGGAACTGCTGACAATACTGTTATTGGTACAATAACTTTCTCAGGACAAACTCTTTCTTCAGATGTTTCTCATAGTTTACAAATAGACACTGTTGCCGCACCAACGGCTATGCTATGGACAGGAAATATAAATATTTATGGTTCAGGAATAGGTCAACAGGGTGGTGAAACGTTTTCGCTAACATTGAACGATGACTTTGTTGGTCAATTAATAGGACCAACAATAGAAAACGGTTATGCTTCTTATTTCGTAATAGCTTACATTTCCAGTCAAGCTAATAATTTTTCACCTTTACTAAAGTTTTCTGCAAACAGCGGCGTTAACTACTTTTATCCTTTAAGTAACTTGTTGAGCACTTCTGTTAGCCCTATAAGCGAGGCTGAAAATTATAACTTTGAGCAACAAGTGCCAGGATCACTTAACGCTATTGCGGCTACAACTCAAGGCGTAGAAATAGAGTACGCATACCAAGGCGAAAACGTAGGTGTTGATCAAGACAACATAATAAGCATATATACTAACTCTCAGCAAGTTCAATGCGAGTTTAACAGCTATATTCCAGACGCTAGCAATGAAAATACGCCAACCGCTACATTTGACGACAACGGTGGGTTTAACAATGTAGGATTAGTAACTAATGTTGGAACTCCATCTGTAAAAGTTGTTGCTACAGACGATGATCTTGATTGGCTTACACCACAAACAATAACAAACTACATACAACAAGGCGGTGGCCCTGTATTAGGACAGGTTACCTCTGAAGCATGTAGCTTTACTCTTTCGCAAAACAACGGAAACACTAGAGATTTAGAACTACATCTTTTTTCAGCTATAAACAATACTAATACTCCAGATGACATACTAGCTATAAAACAACAAGAAGCTGATGTTATAAACGCTGGAATACAAATACAAAGCATTATAAACGAAGTTGGAAACCCTGACTATGGTCAAGTTTACGACAATTTAAACGGCACTACTTTTGGCTCAGGCGTTCCTGGCCCAAAACTTACGCAAGAGGCGTATCCACCTTTTATGCTGAGGGTTGTAGCAGACTGCAATGTGCAAGCAGGTGATGGTTTTTCTGATGCTAACTTCACAATAACATATTCTGATCCAGCAAATCCTTTTGCTCAGTCTAACGGACCAATACCAGTATATGGACCTGTTGTACCACATAGTGGAAACTTAAATGTTTCTTTTACAGATAACAATGGATCTTACGCTCATGCTCCTTTGATTTTACTGGAAAACGAAACAACTCAAGATAGAACTCTAACTATTACTGTTACGCATCCAAGCGATAGCTCAGTAAGTAAAACAATAATTGTAACTCAAAAAGCGGCTTATAGTTCCGCTGATAACACTTTAAGATTTTTAAACAACATCGGTGGTTTGGCTAACTCAAATACCTCACCTAACTTTGATGAGCTAGAACAGTTTTTTAACGATGTTGATCCTGAAGAAACAGTAGAAATATCTGCGAATGGTGGCTACAAAGAGTTATATATTAAAATTCCCAACGAAGACTATCAATTTATACAAGAAAATGCAACAGCAAATAATGAGCTTGCAGGGTCAGCTCTTCCTTCTGTCTCTCTACATGAAGCGCAGCTAGCTGGAAGCTACAATCCAGATGAGGGTGTACCTGGATGGTTGCAAAGCCCTGGTATAGATGAAAACGGTAATCCAGTATTTAGTGGAGGTGATGAATACTACGTTACAGAAACTAATGTAGGTACATTTAGCTTAATACCTTTTTTCAATGGTTTTGTTCAAAACTATTACGGAATAAACTTAGCTCAGTACTATTATGAATTTAATTTTACTGAAAACAACTATATTATACCAGGAAACTCTGTTCCTGATACTAGAAAGTTTGAGATTAGAGGTAAGCATCCTTTTAACAACACTGGGCAATACGATAGTAAAATAAAGATTAAACAACCAGCAACACCTTACGCTCAGTTTTTATCTATAGAAGATATAGTGGCTAGTGACACTGATAATAACGGAAACTATGTGGTAAATATTCCTGGCGTTGCAAACAATGGAACACCTCAATTTGGACAATGGTTAAATGGGCAAAATATTTATTCCGATGAAGACTACACTGCAGGAAACGTTCCAGCTGGCCTTATTAGCTACGCGCTTTTTGAGCAAACTACACCTACTTGGCTTATTGAATCAAGCGTAAACTTTAACTCTGGTACATCAACAACGCAAGATTATAACTGCCAAGTTGTTGTTCAGCCTAACTTTACAGGATTTACTAGAGAGGTTAACGTTAAAGTTGTAAACGCTAACTCTACTTTTGACTTCAACATAAATGGTCCGGCTATTGACGATACGTTTCAGCAATCAAGAAAAATAATAATACCTGGCGCTATAGGATTTTTGTATTTAGGAGATCAAAACCTTTCGCCTTTCATAGTCCAAAATTTTCTTCACACCGGAACTAACAACGATTTTTTAGTTAACATGAATGAATCTGAGGAAATACCGCCAAAGTCGTTGCCTCAATCCCAAGGAAACGTAAGCATGAGCACTGTAGTAAACTTTAACGGTCCAGTTCCTTACGTAGCAAACATTAAAATAAAAGAACAAGGTGAAGAAGATTATACTTTTATTACAGATGAAGCTGAAGCTACTTGGATTAGCGTTTTACCAAATATTTCAACGCCAACGCAAAATGAAGTATCTCACAAGTTAAAAGTATCGTTTACTGGAACCGGTGGAGATCCAGGTTCAATATTAAAATTTGATGTTATTCACGGGGCAAATCAAAACTTAGTAAAATCTTACACTATATTTAGAGCATAATTATGGCAATAACAACATTATTTTTTTCAATAGATCCACAGTCAACAGGCGCCGCTATAGGTGACACTGCTTATTATATAGACGATGGCAACTTAGTTGCAACTGGTGGATTTGATACTAGCTCAAGCATTAATAATGTAATTAACATGGGCACTATAACTGGTTTTGGTTTTCAAAACTCTTCTACCGTTGCTGCTATTAAATCAACACACATTATAGTTTTTACAAGTGAAACTTTTAACTCTGGAGATATAAACTTTGAATACGTAGTAAACAGCGGAGTTCCATATTCTAACGCTCAGACTTCGTCAAACTTTTTTCTTTACTACAATGCTGATCCTGGATACACTCAAAATCAAGTCATTAGCCCTGGTGTTCTCTCTACTGGAACGCCAAAAAAAATAGGTGTTGCGCCTTCTGGTACAGCAGCTGGTAGAGCCGCTAACTTTAAAAGTGCTATTGAGTTTGCTTCTCAAGGAGCTTTAACTTGTGCTTTGTCTACTACTTCTGCAGCAAACGACACGCTAACAGTAACTCAAAATATAGCTGGAGAAAGCGGTAACTTACCTGTTAATGATTTTGTAGGTAACATGGATAGTATAACTTCATCTTTTCCTACTGCTTTTACTAGTGGAGCTGATGCAACAACTAGTTTTGATGCTTATACCATGACTGTGGAAACAGACAACTTGTATGACTTGCCAACAACTAATGACTATATATTCTTTAGCAGAGATAATTCTGTAAACTTAAGTTCGCTAATAGGATACTATGCAGAGCCTAAGTTTGTAAATGACTCCACTAACTACGCGGAACTGTTTAGCGTAGGCTTAGGTGTAACAGAAAGCAGTAAATAACAACCTTAAAGTGTAATTATTAATAGATATAATTAAATCATAATGGTAAACAAAAAAGAATCACCTATGAAGTTAGCTCCACTAGCCGCTATGGCTATAGTAAGTGGCGTTAAAGCGGGTGTTGATATATTTAGTGGTTTTGCTGCTAAAAGAAAAGCTCAAAAAGACTTAAAGAAACAGCAAGCAGAACTTGACAAAAGCATGTCTGCTTATGAAAACTTTGACTTTAGAATTCAAAATCCTTACGAAGACTTAACTGTATCTACAGAGGGTCAAAAGCTAGCTAACGAACAAATGACACAACAGTCCGCTAATACTTTGCAATCGCTAAAAGCAGGTACAACAGGTGCTGGAGCAGCGTCTTTAGCCACGGCTATATCTAGACAAGGTGCTTCAAATGCTAGAGCTGCGCAGGCTAGTACTGCTAACCAAGAGGCTGCTAACCAAAGATTAGCCGCGGGTGCTCAAGAGCAAATTGATCAAAATGTAAAACAACAAAACTTTGGAAGAACAGAAACACTAGCGGCACTATCGCAACAAAATGTTGCTACGTCTCAAGGTATGTTAAACGATGCTAACGCTCAAATAACTGGTGGCGTTGGGGATTTACTAGGTTCTGTAACAAGCTTTGCGTCACAAGGCGGTTTTGGTGGTGGAGAAAAAACAATGACAGATCCAGTTGTTGGCAATATAGATGGTGACGCTGCAGATGTTGCGTACAACACTAGAAGCGGTCAAACGTTTGGTATGAATAATCCAAGCACGCTAAACAAAACAGGAATCTTATACGAAGATCTTAACATGACAATAAAAAGATTACAAGAAGATCCAAACTTTAGACACTTGAACAGTGGTCAACTTAAAAGTATATTTGATGAGCAAAACCAAGGCACAGGTATAGGTTTTACTCCTAACTTAACGCTTGGAGGCATAACAGGATAATAATTATGGCAAAAACAAACGCACTATTAGCAGGTAATGCTGCTATTAACAAAGCTAAAGCGGCTTCGGTAATAGACTACGGATCTATGCTTGACAAAAGCGTAGAAATATTAAACACAAGATTTCAACTAGCCAACGATACTACCGTTGCTTTTTTAAATAACATGCCAGAAGACTTTTCTGCTGAGATTGTTCCAGTTGAAGGTAGAGAGCTTCTAACAAACTTTCTTAGAGAAAATAAAGATAGATATGCTGAGCTTTCAAAGACAGCAGGTAAGTACTCTAACAGACCTACTAGCGAAGAGTATTTAAACGCTACTAGAGAGCTAGACAAAATAAAAAACTCTTTTGCCTCTACTAAAGAATCTTTAGAAAACTTTTCTAAAACAAGAGAAGACGCAGCTAACAATGTTGGCAATTGGTCTCCGGCTATGACAGGCGTTGATCAAAACACTTATAAAGAAATAATAGGTAAAGAAGCTTATAAAAACTTAGAGTACACTACTGACGGTATATTTTATACCGATGCTGCTGGAAAAAGAACAAATATAAATGATTTAAGCGGTGTTGATACTAGAGCTTCAGGCGCAACAGACGCGCTTTACACTGCTTTAGATGCTAGTGCAAAAGCTGGTGGACAAGGATTAGAATTTACTTTTGATGAAAACGGAAATCCATCTGACTTAAATTCTAGGATGGTTTTAAGAAATGTAAACAACATACTGCTAGACAAGAAATCTGCAGCTGATTTGTTTATAGGTGGTGTTCCTGGTTACGAAGGAGACTTGAGCACAAATCCTTCTTATCAATACATAAACGAACAAGCGTCTTTAGGTAATGCAGATTATACTAGCATGCCTGTAGGAACTGATGGCAACGTAGACTTTACTAGTGACGAATATTTAATGAAACTAGAAGAACTTAAGTCAAACGTGCCTACAGAGTGGTTAAGCGGCTTTGTTATGGATATGATGAAGGACGCTAATAGTGAAGGGTTTGGTAAGTACAACGAAAGCGTAAAAACTAAAAGTGGCAAAGGCAGTGGCTTTGGAGATGAAACAAATTTTGCTGGCTTCTTTACAGACCTTTACAATGGATCAATGATGAAAATACCTGGTCTTGGTCAAAAAGTTCAATACGCAAAATATAATACTGAAAATCAACAAGTAGAAATATACAACTCTGACAGAGCTACGATTGGTGATCCAATGTCGTTAGGTGAGTTTATGGGTGAAGTTGGTGTTCCACAAGACGCTAGACAAAAAGTATTAGACTACTTTACTGGAGCGCAAGATCCTGTATCAACAGAAACTAAAATGAGTCCGAAGGATGAAGAAAGAGTTAGAGATGCTTTTCCAGGAAGCAAAGAGGGTGGAAAGAAAATGAGAGTTGGTAGCAAAAATGATAACGACGACGATGAGGCTGTAGATAAACTAAGAACTTTATTTCCAGATATTGAAATTGATGTTTCAGAGTTTAATCTTAAAGAAAAAATAAGAATAGCAGATAAAGACTTTAAAATTAGAAGTGACGACTTTGATCCTCAGCAAGTTATAGATCACTTAAACGATGTAATGTACGGCAAAAAATCTTCATCTAATAAGGTGGATGACGCATTAAACAAAAAATAAATTATTAATACATGTTTGAACTAAACGGCGTAGAGCTAACATCACAAGACATAAAAAATTATGCTCAAGAAAACGATATGTCTTTTACAGAAGGCTATGAGTTTCTCTTAGGCAAAGGTCTTAAAGAGAAAAGCGTAGAGTCATCTGTTGGCCTTATGGAAAACTTGTTTCCACAAATAGACCCTGTTGAGGAAATAGAAGATGTTTCTTCTGTTAAAGACGCTGGCGTTTGGGCAATGACAGGTATTGTAGACGCTATGGATGACCTTGGGAATATTTTTACTGGTAGCGTGCAAAGAGCTAAGCTACTAGATCCAATAAGTAGAATTAAAAAAGGTACAGCAACAGACGAAGATATTCAACAAGTTCTTGAGTTTAACAAGAATCCAGACATCGGCATGACTGACGAAATACTTAAGCAGGATTTTGAAAGAGAACTAATAGCTGAAAAGTATGGTAAACCAGCCGCGTTCTTTATGACGTTTTTTAAAGAAGGTACTGCGCAGAAATTTCTTCAAAGCACATTTCTTCAGGTTGGCGCTCTTGCAACAGAAAGAGGTAGAGCACAAGCCGCCAAAGGAGCTGGTATAGGAGTTGGTACAGCGGCATCGTTAAACCTTGTCCCTGGTTTAGCGTTTTTACCAGAAGAAATAGCTTCAATACCTATAATGGCGCTTTCAGGAGGTTATGCCGGGATAAGCCAAGCTTTAGAAGTTCAACTTACATTGTCAGAGCTTATTACCGAAGAGCTTTTAGAAAAAGGTATAAATGCTAACGACGCAACAGTAGAAGACGTTAGAGCCATAATGGAAGATGAAGAGGTGTTTAGCGATATTAGAAAGAGAGCCGTAAGAAGAGGTAACACTATTGGAACAATAGATGGTTTTACTGGTATTTTTCTGAAAGGAGCTATTAGAAAAGGTAGAGGCGTTACTAAGCGTAGTATACCTACTAGAAGCAGAACGTCAGGATATTTAGCAGGAAGTGCGTTTGAAACAGGTATGGGTTTAACCAGTGAATTAGCTGGGCAAATAGCAGGTGAACAAGACTTAGACATTACAGCTATACTTGAAGAAGGTTTTATAGATAAAACCATGGCGCCGGTAAGCCTTGCGTCTAACCTTTACAAAGGTCCTGCTACTTACAGCATAAACGGCAAAGAAGGTGATAGTGGAAAAATGTCTGCTAAAAAGTTTTTTAAATACGTAAATAGCTTGTCAGACACAGAGCTTTACGAGCAAATGCCTTTGTTTAAAGTAGAAAACGATAAGCTTGCTAGCAACATATTGAACCAAAGAGTTTACGATGTAGCTGTTGATATGGAAGTTGACACTAGAATTAACGATCCTAAAAAAAGAGCTGAAGCAATAAAACTTCAAAAAGAGCTTAATAAAATAAAAGACAAAAAAGGTGCTACTTACGATAAAAGAAGAAGCAAGTTAAAAGAAAAAATCAACGCAATAGCAGACGAGTTTGCTGACAATGAAGTTGACGTTACTAAAGAACAACAAAATGAAGCTATTAAGCTTGAAAGAAAAGACAACGTAAAAAAGTTAATAAAAAGCGAATCTGAAAAGCTAAAAGAAATGGGTAAAGACCTTGGAGGTCTTGATCTAGACGCTTACGATACGGAACAAGAAATGGTTGACGCCTTTGTAGCTGCAGGCGGTAACATAAACGAAATAAGTAGAGACGCTGACGGTAAGGTAACACAAGAAGCTTTGATACTAGGCGAAAAAATGTTTATCAACATAGATCGCGCTGCTGCAATAGAATCTATAAATCCAGCATCTCACGAGGTACTACACAGAGTAATAGGTAACTCATTTGCAAGCCTTGATGAAGCTACTAGGCTTAAAGTTGCTGGAGGCTTTTTCAACACAATGACTAAGTCACAAAGAAAGTTTGTTACACAAAGACTTAAAGATGATTACAATGTAGACACTGTTGATGATAGCTTTTTCAAAACTAATCAGGCAGAAGAAATATTTACAGTGTTTGCTCAAGGTATAAGAGATAATGATATTACTTTTGATGAAGGATTGTTTAGTAAACTAGGTCTTATACTACAGGAGTTTCTTAGAAAGTCACCTATATTCAAGGGTAAGTTTAAAGGAGAATTTACCAACGGTAAACAAGTGTACAATTTCTTAAAACAGTATAATCAAGACGTCGAGACTGGAAAGTTTAGTGAAAGAGTAAAAGACTTTGCCGCTGTAGACAGAGCTGACGAAACTAAAACCGCAGCGTCTAACAGACAGATTTCTGATGAAGCTAAAAATATACAAGCTGAAGTTGATGCGTTAGGTAAAAAAGCTGATGGTAGCAAGATGACTAAGGCAGAGTATGACGCTGGTCCTAACATCAAAGCATACGAAGAACTTATTTCTAAAGGCAAGTTAAGAACATTAATTAAAAACCAACTTGTAAAGCAAGGTATAGACATACAAGCAGAAGACGCTAATGTTAATGGAATACCTTTGCAAGAGTTTTTAGAAGATGTTGAAGGAAGGCTTACTACGGAAATATTAAATTTTAATCCAGATAAAGAAACTACAACTCAAGGTAAGTTTGGACTTTCTGGTTTTATAAACCAAAGAATAATATTTAGAACTGGTGACGTTGCTAAAACTGGTAAGAAGAGAGTTGATACTAAGTCGCTAGATAAAGAGCAAGAGTCTGCAGGCGGAAAGTCTATGGCTGACAACATACAAGATAAAGAAGATGCTAGCTTAGAAGACTTAGAAACAGAAGATTTATCTGCTCAAGCGCAGCAAGACAAGAAGATAAAAGAAGATAAAGGAGAAGCTGGCATATTTTCTAAGCTTAGAAAAAGACTAACCTTAAAAGGACAACCTATACTAGGTGAAAGAACTAACTCTGAGTCTATTGTAAATACTATACTAGTAGAAGTAAGAAGAATATTTGTTTCAGAAAGAACACCTTTGTCTAGCGATAGTTTTTTAGCTAACTTAGAAAAGTCTTTAGACGCAAGATTATTTAAGCTTATAAAAAATGCTTTAGGTACTAAAAAAGCTTACGATGACTTTATAATAGAAAACGCTTCTGAAATAGCTAATCTACCTACTAAGCACTTAGTTGCTTTAGAAAGAGAGGTTAAAGACGATGCTGATCGTATGTTCACTGAGTTTGACAAAAAGCTTACGTCAAAAGAAGATGTTCAAAGAGCTGTAGATCAAGGACTATTAGACAAAGATGCTTTAACTAAAATAGACAAAGGACAAGCTGTTAATCTTTACAGAAAGAAAAACAACATAAACCTTGACAACGTGGTTAAGTTTTTTGACGCACCACCTGTAAACCCTAAGACTAGTAAGCGCAGTGGTTTAAAAGGTACTAGAAAAGATACATTGGCTAGAAGATTTGCTTTTGAGTTAGCTCAAGATGCTTTACCAGAGATCGCTAGCATGCCTGAGGTTGCAGATTACAGAAGTTTAATAGATAATGCTGAGTTTGGTAAGGTTCAAATAAACGAGCTCTCTAGAATGATTAATAGAGAGCCTAGGTTAATGTTTTCAGAAACAAAAGCTTCAGGTAAAAGAGCGCCTCTTACTAACACACAAAAAGCGCTACAGAAAGGCTCAAATATAAGCGTCCCTGTTCAAAATTATCTTGAAAAATTATTGAATGGCGAGCTTAAACAAAGTGAAATTGACGAAAATGACATAAATCAACTATTAGCTAACAAGTTTTTTTTAGAAAGACCGTATGAAAGAATTTCAGACAAAGGAATACTTAAAGACTTGCTAAGTGAAATAACAAAATTAAGAAAGAAAGGTTTTAAAACGCAGAAGATTTACAAAATGTACGAGCAGCACTTTATTGCTTTAGCTAATGCCGTAATGCAAGAAAACTCTGCTATTTCCGCTGATAAGGTTGTTAGAGAAGGAGGTAGACCTGATCTTACGTTTATATACGATAACAGCGGCACTATAGTTGGTGTTGAAATAAAAATGGATACAGCTAGAGGAGTTGCTCAAACAGCCTCATTTAAGCTTGTTAACGATAAGTTTGAAGTTTCTTTTTCAAACCCTAATCCTCAAGACACACAGGCTGAACAAGATCTTCAAAATAAAATGTCAGAAAGGCTTGCGCAATTGCTTGAAGGCATTAGCTTTGACAATGAAAACCAAGGCGTAAGCACTGATGACGCTAATAAATTAAAGCTGATTTCACACACGTTCTTGAAAGATATGCGCGTTGAGATTACTGCTGCTTACATTGCGGCGCACTACAACATGAAAAACTTACCAGAAACATTTATAAACATAGGTAACGCTGGCTTGTTCTATATGCTAGAGAATGTTGTAAAACCTGAACAATCAAAGTTCTACAAAGATAAAGTTAAAAAGCTTGTTAGCGAGGGTATAAGCGAGGCAGACGCTCAAAAACAAGCTCGCAAAGAGTTTGTAGAAACAAGAGAAATAACGATGAGAGTAGCTGAAGCCTTAAATATACCTGAGTTAAAGTCAAATCAAAAATTATACTTAGGCGCTAGACTAATTATTAGTGACGCTAGAAAAACAAAAGGCAACACGCACAGAGTTACAGGTAAGATAGAGCCTCAAATAGATTCTAAAAACTTTGACAAGTCAACGTTTGGAAATCTTTCTAATCCTAAAGACATGGCTAGGTTTGTTGAAGCTTTAAACAATGACTCAGTTAAGTACGGTTCAAAGTCTTCTAACAGAAACCTTCAAAAAGCGGCAATGAATGCTAGGCTAGTAGACAAAAACACTAAAGCCAAAGGTATTAGTATATGGGACTTTGATGACACCCTAGCTCAGACTAAATCTAATGTACTTTTCACTGATCCTAACGGCAAGAAAGGAAAGCTTAATGCAGAAGACTTTGCTAAGAAAGGAGCTGATCTATTGTCAAAAGGATACGTGTTTGACTTTTCAGAGTTTAGCAAGGTAACAGATGGTACGCCTGGGCCTTTCTTCAAAAAGGCTATTGACAGAATTAAAAAGTTTGGAAATAAAGATAACTTCATATTAACAGCAAGACCTGCCGACGCTGCTGGTCCTATTAAGCAGTTTTTAGACAGCTTAGGTTTAGACATACCTTTAGAAAATATAACTGGACTAACAAACTCTACTCCGCAAGCAAAAGCTCTTTGGATAGTAGACAAGGTTGCTGATGGATATAATGATATTTATTTTGCAGACGATGCTTTAGCTAATGTTCAAGTTGTTAAAGACGTGCTAGAACAGTTTGACATAAAGTCTGACGTGCAACAAGCTAAAATAAAAGCTAGTAATAGAAAAAGCGTAGACTTTAACAAGATACTAGAAAGAAAAACTGGTGTTCCTTTTGACGAAACATTTTCTAGAGCAAGAGCTATAAAGAGAGGTAAGGATAAGAATAAATTTCAATTGTTTGTTCCTCCAAGCGCTGAGGATTTTGTAGGACTAATATACTACATGATTGGCAAAGGCAGACAAGGAGAACAAGACTTTCAGTTTTTAAAGAAAAACTTAATAGATCCTTTTGCTAGAGCTAGTAGAGAGGTGGATATGGCTAGACAGTCGATAGTGAACGATTGGAACAACGTTAGAAAAAAACATAAAGCCGCGGTTAAAAAGCTAAGTAAAAAAATACCAGGCATGGATTACACTTATGATGATGCTATTAGAGTGTTTTTGTGGGAGATTACTGGTCAAGAAATACCTGGCTTAGATAAAAAAGAAATTAGAGAGCTAAGAGACGTTGTAGTAAAAAACATGGGGCTAATAAAGTTTGCTATGGATCTTAAGCTTATAGTACAACTAAAAGATGGATACGTTAAGCCCGGTGAATCATGGACGGCTGGTAGTATAGCGTCAGATGTTAACGAAGCTGTAAACGACATTAGAAGAAGTGAGTTTTTACAAGAATGGTCACAAAACATTAAAGAGCTATTTACCGAAGAGAACTTAAACAAACTTGAAGCATTGTTTGGAACTACATACAGACAGTCGCTTGAAGACATTCTTTATAGAATGGAAAAAGGTAAAAATAGACCTAAAGGAACAGACGCTGCTACAAATAGATTTATGAATTGGTTAGCTGGGTCTGTTGGTGCTATAATGTTTTTTAACGTTAAGTCTGCTGTTCTTCAAAATATATCTATATTAAACTACATAAACTACACAGATAATAACCCTATTCAAGCAGCTAAAGCTTTTGCTAATCAAAAGCAATACTGGGCAGACTTTGCTTTTATATTTAATTCTGACTTTTTAAAACAAAGAAGATCTGGCCTTAACACACACATCGAGTCTAACGAGCTAGCTTCAATAGCTGCAAACGCGACAAATAAAGCTAGAGCAATACTAGCTTACTTGCTTAAAATAGGTTTTACACCTACTCAAATAGCAGATAGCTTTGCAATTTCAGTGGGAGGAGCAACATTTTATAGAAACAGAGTAAAAAGATTTGTTAGTGAAGGCATGAGTCAAGCAGAAGCTGAAACACAAGCTTTTGCAGAGTTTAGAGAAACAACAGAAGAGTCTCAACAGTCTGCTAGACCTGATAGAATATCGAAGCAACAAGCTTCAAGCTTGGGAAGGTTATTGTTAAACTTTCAAAACTATCCAATGCAGCAAAACAGAATAATAAAGAAAACTGTTTTAGATATGAAAAACGGTAGAGGAGACATGAAGCAACATGTTTCTAGGTTATTGTACTATGGATTTGCTCAAAACATAATATTTTTATCTCTTCAAAACGCTTTATTTGCAATGCTGTTTGAGGAAGCAGAAGATGATGACGAGCTTTTAGACACTAAGACTGAAAGAATATTTAACGGTGTGGCAGACACGCTGCTTAGAGGATCTGGAATAGTTGGTGGAGTAATAGCTACAGTTAAGAATACTTTGTTAATGGCAGACAAGCAGCTAAAGAAAGGTAGAAAAGGTGAAGGCGCTAAAGTACTGATAGAAGTGGCAAATCTATCACCATCGGTAGGTAGCAAATTAAGAAAGATATATAAAGGATACAAAAGTGCAGATTGGGACAGAAACGCTATATCAGAAATGCCTTTATACGATTCTAGAAATCCTATATGGAGTATATCTGCGCCAGTTATTGAAGCCACTACAAACGCACCTGTTGACAGAATTGTAAGAAAAATAAACAATATAAGACTAGCTCTAGACTCCAACTACTCTGCAATGGCTAGATTATCAATGTTTCTTGGTGTTAGTCCTTACGAGCTAGGTATAAACCCAAGTAAAGATGTTAAAGACGCTAAGCAAAGAGCAAAAGACAAAAATAAAGGCAAAGGTAATCAGTCTACTTCTACTAAGAAAGGAGAAAAAAGATGCAAAGCTGCTACTAGCTCTGGCCCACGATGTAAAAACATGACGAACAACAAAAACGGTAGGTGTTATGCTCACCAATAATCGTGTAATAATTAATACTATGACACTAAGAATTATTATATTCTTGCTTTTAGTTTTATCTGCTAGTAAATCTGAAGCACAAATTAAAAAAGCTTTTAAGTTTTCTACGTTCTACGTAGCAGCTAACGGAGGAACTTCTTTGTCTGACAGAGATGTATACTCTGTGGATAATAGCATGCTAGTGTATGATACTATATTTACTCCTTTTGACTACTCACTAACAATGGGTATAAGGAAGATCAAGAGATTTCCATACGAAGCTAGAACTCAGTTTAAAGACGGTTTAGAAACTTCGTTTTCTGATGCTGCTAGCGTTGGATTATCTCCGTTTGAGTATTTGTTCGAGCTAGACTATAGAAGACAAGAAGGCGTAGAGTACTTTGATCAAAACCACTTTTTAAGATACGTTAAGCCATTATGGTTAGCTAAAGTAGAGTATTTAAAAGAAGGATTTGCAGATATAGAGTACTTTGAGTCTACGGCTAGACTAAGAATAAACTCTAAGAAGAAACTATCTTTTAATATTGGCGCTGTAAATAGACTAGCAGAGCCATACGGATACGATCCTTTAGAAGAGTGGACTATGTCTACTGGTAATGTTCACTACACGCAATTGGCTATTCAGGAGGGATATAGCATTGATGTGTTTCAATCAGAGTATAAAGATCCGAACGGAAACATTGTTGCGAATAACTCTGCTGTTTGGGAAGAGGTAGTAATACCTACTGTATTGAAAAATTATGTAGATAAAAAAAGAAATCAATTGCCACAACAACTACAAAACTCGCTAGTTATTGGCTTTGACTTCTATCATTATAAGAAAAACTTCTGGTTACATTCATGGGGTAATTTAATGCCATATCATTATGATAATGGCAATCAGTTTTCATATCACAACTTTAACGATGGAGAACAGTGGAACGATTACTCTGGTGGTTTAATATTTGGCTATAAGCTAAACAAAAGCCTAGGATGTTTCATAGAGGGTAAATATAACAAGTACTGGAATAAAGAGTGGTACGATTTTAAAGCAGGGATAAATTACATAATATTTTAACATGGCAAAGGAGTTAAATGAAAACACTAGTTTTAAAGTTAGTGTACAAACGTTAATAGCAATGGGGTTTGGTATGGCAACAGTTATAAGCATGTGGTTTGTTCTACAGGCCGATATAGCTGAGGCAAAAGAATTACCAGTTCCACCGCCACAAGATGTTAGCCGCATGGAGTTTGACATGAAAGATAAGAATATTAGGTTGTCTATTGAAAACACTGAGAAAGCTGTTGATGATTTAAAAGATAGACTTATTAGGATGGAAGATAAATTA